CTGGATCCAAATGTAACTACATGGAAGTCACCCTATCACCTGAAGAGCAGAAATACGCGAAATTCCTCGCTAAGAGGCGTTTTGAACACGCCAGGCAGCAAGGGAAGGTGAACGTGCGGAAAGGCCCTCAGAGTGACGAGGAGACCGATCTGGAGGGTATTGCGGGTGAGATGGCTTACTGCAAGATATTCAACGTCTACCCTGACTTTCAGATAGAGGTGATACCAGAGGCTGACTGCATCCTTCACAATGGCCTCACCGTGGATATCAAGACCACCAAATATGCTAAGGGACACTTGATAGCCGCCAAGTGGAAGGGTGAAGGAGTGGATCTCTACGCACTGATGGTAGGCACATTCCCCACCTACAAGTTCGTAGGCCTAGCCACAAAGCAAGAGCTACTGGCTAAGGAGAATATCACCAACTTTGGAAGAGGAGATCTCTACGCTCTTCCCCAGGAGAAACTGACATACCCATTCTAATGGAAGACATACCGCAACAGAACGACGATGAAGGGCTGGATTACTACGGCCTGGCTACAGACATTGACAATGGATGCGAACATTTCTGGTCTACCAGAGGTGGTGACCCAGCTCAATTTAATGGAAGGCCTGTAAGAAAGAAAAAGCCGCGTGATATGCCAGACATGCAGAGGAACCGGGTGGATCGTGACACCTAGGACCCAGGATTTGTGTCCAGATTGTGAGGGTTGGGGTTACAAAGAGAAGAATAATGATGAACCTAAAACCAACAGTGTGCCTAAAGCACGAACACGGAGTCACCGCGCAGTGGTGGAACCCAGAGACAAATTACATGATCCTCGCCATATTCGTCCCTCTGGCAGGAGGCAAATACGCCCTTGCCCAAGTCGCAGGGCCATGGTCAGGCGTAAAACAACCCTCTGATGACCCAAACACCTGGGAGCCATACATCATTGACGGATATGACACAGAACGCATCTACTGCCTCACCATAGCAGACATAATCCTGACATGCCTGAACGGCACTGTAGGAGGCATCAAGGCCCTCAAGAGCTTCTTCCAGGGTCCGGTCATAGGATTTGATTGATGGTGACTAACATAGGTATTGCAGAATGCCTCTAAAATAATTAAACTTGGATGGGAGGTTGGAAGAATACAGTTTAGTATTCTCCACCTCCCATTAATTTATGCCTAAAGGCAGTCTCACTAAGTGGGGTGAAAGGAAAGCCACTGACACCCAATATACAGGCCAGGAACTCAAGCGGAAGGACCCTGAGAGATACGCAGCGTTGGTCAGAGGGATCAAGGAGGGTGTCTCACAGAAAGTCCTCTCAGCAATCTTCAGCACTAACCAGCAAACCATAGCAGCCATAGCCAAGAGGGAGGATATAGAGGCTAATGGTAAAGCTGCTCTGCTCAACAGACTTAAAGCAACAAGGGACGCACTGTTGGGGAAGATGCATGAAGCAGTGGAGAACGGGGAAATGAAGGGGAAGGATTGTTCCGTCCCATTCGGCATCGTAACTGACAAAATCCTCCAGATAGAGGGCCAACCTTCGACAATTGTTGAACACAGGTCGGTCCAGATTACCTCAGATAGTCTAAAAGAGCTACTTGAGGCCACTAAAAGGGAGAAAGAAGTTATAGATGCAGAGGTCGTTGAGCCTAAGTCGTTGCCAGAGAACAATCATGGGTAAACCACTTAATTATACATAAGACATATTGTGCGAAAGATGACTAACACCGCATAGACAAAGGGGGTAGGGGGGGTCACTCATTGTCTAGGAATGAAGAAATCGTTGCGGATCTCCACTTACACCCCAAATGACAAAGGCCCCTCCTCTTTGACATTTAAGAGGTGTCGCTAAATGTCAAACGCACTTCTCCCACCGGGTTGGTAAATGACTTTTGGGAGGAGTCATGGAAAAACAATGTGTGGTCTGTGGGGCCACTTATGAATCGAAGATGCCCTGGGCAAAGTATTGCTCCAATAGGTGTTCTTGTGCGGCTAAGAAGTCCCGTAACCCTGAGAGGTATCGGTCCTATGGTAATGCCTATTACAAGGCTAACAAGGCCTCTGTGAGGGCCTGTAGCCGCAAGTGGAAAAAGGCCAACCTAGATAAACACAATCTTCATTGCCACAAATATAGGGCCAGGAAGAGGCAAGGCGATGCCCAGGGGTGTTCTGATTGGGCTGATTTGATGGTGAATCCATTAGTAGGCAAACCGTGTTTTTATTGTGGTGACTTTGAGTCTGGTTATCACATTGATCATCACATCCCTATTTCTAAGGGAGGCCCACATGAGCCTTGGAATTTGAGGGTGGCGTGTCCTAGGTGCAACATGAGCAAGAGTCAGAAGCTGCCCAGGACCACCTTTTGCGAAGAGTTATTTTATGTCTGAAACAAAGAAGCGAACGAGGGGAAGACCTGCCAAGCGCAGGTCCATGCTGGAAACACCTGACCTCAGGTGGAGAGCTGGCAAAGAGCCAAAGATGACTAAGGTAGTAGACAGGCCGTTTAACAGGAGCCTGATTAAGACCGAGATAGGGTTGGTGAGGGTGAAAGACAATGAGTTGTTCCAAAAGGGCCTGGAGATCCCTGTATGGGTTGAGAAAGGGACTGATAAGCTGATCTGCAAGGGTGTTCCAAAGCAGCTTGATCGTTGGGCATGAAGTGGACTCCGCATCCCATCATCAAGATCCCTTCTAGGGAAGAGGCCGAAGCTCTGAACGATCAGGGGAAGCTTCTTGAGTATTACCAAAAGAGGGAAGAACTGATTGAGCTGGAGGCTGCTGATCCATACACCTATGGAACGGATCATCATAATACCTCTGGAGTCTTTGATCATTGGAAAGATGTTGATGATGCGATCGACAATCCTGACATCGATGTGATTTACATCTTTGGTGGCAATCGTGGCGGCAAAAGTCGTTACCTAGCTTCGAGGATGGTTAGGGCCATGGTGAACAGGCCCAACATGAAGATCTGGTGCTGTCACAGCTCCAATGACTCTAGCATACAGGTTCAGCAGCCCTACATTCACACGTATCTTCCGTTGCAATGGAAGGAACAGAAGAAGGCTGTTCGATCTGTAGCCAATATCTCTTTCACCCAAAAGAATGGCTTCTCAGGCAGGACTATTGTAGGCCCTAACCACTCTCAGATGTGGTTCAAAAATTACACTCAGGATCTATCCACCCTGGAGGGAACTGAGTTGGACTTGATCTGGTTTGATGAGTTGGTGCCACAGGCCTGGGTAGAAACGCTTAAATACCGCCTTGTCTCTCGCAAGGGGAAGATGTTGATCACGTTTACACCAATCGAGGGGTATTCTACGGCTGTTAAATCGGCCATGGACGGTGCCATGATCGAGGAGACTAGAGAAGCCAAGCTGATTGATCCTAAAAGCCCTGGCACAATCCCTGGAGTCCCTCCTGGTCACATGCCGTATAAGGGGAGGACCAAGAATGGTAGCGGCAAGCTGTTTTGGTTTTTCTCGGAGTGGAACCCGTATACGCCTTTTGACAGGTTACAGAAGACACTGAAAGGAAGGACTAGGGAAGAGCTAGAGATTAGGGCCTACGGCTACGTCTCCAATCCTGTTACAGGCAAGTTCCCTAGGTTCACGGATCGCAACATCATCAAAGCCTCTGATGTTCCCAGGGAAGGCACTAACTACATGGTTTGTGACCCTACACCAGGAGATCGGAATTGGTTCTTTTTGTGGGCTAGGGTCGATGATCTCGGTCGTGTCTTTGTCTACAGGGAGTTCCCTGATTACAAGAACCATGGGGAATGGGCTGTTCCAAGCAGCAAGCTCGACGGTAAACCTGGGCCTGCACAAACAGCAGATTGCGGTCGGAACATAGCTCAGTGGAAACAACTGATCAGGGAGGTAGAGAAATCTGATGGCGGGATCCATGAGAGATACATCGATCCCAGAGCTGGTAGAACTGCTGTTTTAGGTCAGCGAGAACACAACCAATCGTTGATTGATTTGCTTGCTACACCAGACCGAGGTGCAGGAGGTCAGGTGACTCAGGACGGGTTACATTTTACTCCAGCAAGCATGGCGCATATCGACGAGTCAGTTGCACTTGTCAATAATTTGTTTGCCTATAATCTGGCCGAAGCAGTGACGGTTCTTAATGAACCGAAACTCTATATCTCCGAGGAGTGCGGTAACTTAATTTACAGTCTGAGGACGTGGACTAATGCGGATGGTGACAA